ATCAGAGTCTGCCAGCTCGTTTAATCCGTGATTCTTCCACCATGCCGCTGCTGACATCGCAGCAAAGCGATAGCCCAGCAATAAATCAGGGTTTGTCACTACATCAGCGCCCAGCTGTTTAACCAGCGCCTCATAGTTCGCTTTGCCGGTGATCTGAATAAGACCCCGACCGCGATAGCGGTAACCATCGCCTGAATTGATATCGCCATTACCGTTACGGTTTGCGTAAATGATGCTGGCGATCATCTTCTGGTTAGCTGGATGCATCGCATTACGACCATAAGCGCGGGCCTGTTCGGCAGTGATGCGCTTGCCAAACATTGCGGTCAGCGCGTTCTCGCTGTAATTCAGCCCCTCTTCAACCTTCAGGAACCCGGCTGACTCATGCCCCGTCTGCGCCAGAAAGTGGGCCTGTCGTAATGGCGTGCTTATCTGGAAGGCTGAGAGGCTTGCCGCTATATGTGGATACCAGGCATCACGCAGAGAATTACTTACGCCGGTGGCACGCTGAAAACTACTGGCTGTCAGCATTACTGTCTCCCAATCGCTTATCTATCTGGCGGCGTATCTTCGTTGACACGTAGTCCACACCGAGGAAGCCAAGGAAGACCGCACCAACCCGCGTAATGTCTTCACTGAAGTGCCAGTTGAACACCGAGCCAATTACCTGCAGGCTTGGCTGCAGGAAGAAGGCGAAGACGCTGCACATCGCTGCATCAAGCAGGCGGCGTGACCATGCGTCTTTGCCAACGTAGGTGGCTCTGAGAATCGCCATGACTCCGGCAAGACCCGCATAGCCGGTTTCGTTTTTGTGGGCGTAAAGCCAGGCAATCAGGCTTGCCCAGAACCCAACGTCTTTGTCCGGCATGCGTTTCATCCTCACCTCCGATAATTGGCAGGTGCTGTCGGTAGTCAGAAGAAAATTGCGCAATACCACGGCGTCAAAAGTGTGTGTGGAGACTGATTGGTGTGCGCAAAAACGAAAAAAAGGCCGCTCTATAGCGACCTATTTGTGTAGTAACCCTGATGCTATAGCGGTAACTGCCTTACTCGTCAGTCACAGGGTTTATTTTGGTTCAATCTGGTGCTAACAACCCGCTCTATCAAAAACTTAGTGCAAGCGGCCGAATTGGTTCTTAGAAAGCATCTGGTAGCACATTTCTCCATCTGATATTGTTAATTCGCCAGAACTAGCACATAGCTAAAGGAGAAATATGAGCAACAATAATAAGTCTTCAGATAATAAAACGAATCAACCGGAAAAGCAGTCTACGCCGCCACCGGTTCCACAACCAGATAGAAATCTTCGCCCTGAGAGAGTTTTTGTTGGTGATTCTGCGGACGAAATCACAAAAAAAGATAAGTAAGCGTTGAAATGATAAACGCGCAAATTGGGGTAAGGATTGTTGCGATCCTTACCCTTTCCAATGCCAATCCCACCCTTAAGTTTTCCCTCAGATAATCACGAGCAATCTCTTCGAGCTCAAAAAGACGATAGCGTCTCATTATGTTCAGCTCAGTAGGTTCAGCCTTAAAGCCTTTTTCTCTGAATCGTTCATAATCGCCTTGGTTAAAATTCTTATAACCAGCATGGTAGAGAGCGCCAGGAGGTGACGTAGCCAGCGCACGCTGTCTAACATTCAATACCCGGACGATTAGATAAGCGGCACATAACGACCAGTAGAGAGTGAACACACCAAGACCAGCAGTTAGAAATTTTTCTGGTCGGTTCTGGGTTAGCAACAAAAAAGATGACCCGATTCCAACTATAAGCAGGCTGAGCAATTTTTGCCCACTCTCTTTATTGGCCAGATTAGAAAGATGAATTTCCCTGACTGTCTCTTCGCCATGCTTTTCAAGAAAATTGAGCATGTCATCATCAATATCCAGAAAATGGTCACCAGACTCAACGTCCATTACATCCCCCATACAAGGATACAAGAATAAACAAAAAACCCCGCTAGCTGGCGAGGTTATCAAAATTAAGCGGCGTTGCGTTGTTACGACTCTTATCAGATTACTAAGGAAAATGCGGACCGCGTTAGAGGTTTTTTAATATTTTTTTTCGGCGTTAGTTCGTCGTCCATATCAAGCCGCACATCAAGCATCGCCAGACAGCCTTCAATGAACCCCTCAGCCATCTGGATTTCAATTCTCACGATCTTTTCATCGCGCTTGGCCTGCTTTGCAAGGGTGCGCTTTGAGATATTGAAAAAGTAATGCAGCACAATGATCGCGTGCTCATCCGGACGCTTGGCTTTAAGCCGTGACAGGCAACCTTCAATAATCAGTCCGTCCCCATCGCTGCAGGTAAGCGTTAATTTTGAATCCTGCGGCAGCAGCCCTTTAAACCCCGCGGCGATTGCTGAGTAATCAACACCACTACTGTCTGATTTAGCCCATCCCGCCCAGCGCTCTAATACCTGTGACATGTCACGCATATTTAATCCTCTCCACACACTTTATTTTTTATCTGTCCCGATAACGCCGACTGCAATCGCGAAATCCAGGAACCTGAATAGCAGTTCAACCTGACTGCCGTAATTCGACTCAAAAACTTTTGGGTCGCGATGTAACTCGTCGTGATGCGCCCTGCAAAGCGGTATCACGAATAAATCATGGGCCTTGGTTCCCATCCCTCCCTGTCCATGTCCGATGATGTGATGAGGATCGTCAGCTTGCACGCTGCAACATGCGCACGTCTGCAACTTTACCCATCGTGTGTATTTATCACTTTCCCAGCGCTTACGCTTGGGGCGCTTCATGAATGATTCTGGTGATTCCGGGTCGGTGCGCAGGTCGATTAACTTTTTGACCAACTGAGCAGCATCCTGAATCACCTCGCAAGCTGGTCGCGCCGGAACAATACGGGCTTCTTTAAGCTCGCCACCCTGGATAGTCTCTTTCGGCATGCGCAGAACGCGCCGGGCCGGTGCCTCTGGTATCAGGTCAATCACATCATTCAAGGTTGCCCACCAGCACAGTTCAGGCAGCGTCAGCTGATGGTCACCGTTTAGCGCCATCTGACTGCATGCAGCCCTGATTATCCAGAGTGCGGTATTACCTTTAGCGATATTCTCCAGGCTGCCGGGTACGCCGTTTTCCCTGAACTCATTATCGTGGCTATAGCAAAGAGACACCAGGCCGTTTTCGATTTCTGACGCTGCGAATTCATGGTGATGCCACACGCCTAACTGCTCCCACTGGCAGCACCCGAAGGACTGGATGAAGGATGCCAGCGCATTCGGTCCACCAGCGGCCTTTATCACGCGTTCGTGACTGAAGAAGGGAATCAGTGAGGGCTCATCAAGCAGCGGCTGTGTGCCGTCATTCAGTCGCCCTGAAGGAAGGTCTGCCATATCCATTGTCGGTGTGCTGATTACCACCCTGCCCTTAAACAGCTTCAACAGGTCTGGCCCTGGCTTCAGCAACACAATCCCGGTGCGCGGTGCTATTTCAGGTGTAAGTAGTGCTCTCACTCAGCACCACCAGCTGCTTTATGTGCTGTACACAGGCCACCTATCCACTGAACGCCTTTCGCGGTGAAGCGGGACTGACTGAAAGCATAGTTTGATCCGGTAGTGGTTCCGGTTCTCACCTCAAATCGACCGGCGTCAATGTGCTGGCTATATGGAGTGAGGACATTGTTCAGCCGGTACATAACATGGCTTTCAATCAGGAATAGGTGGAATTCAGGCTCTTTCGCCTCAAGAAGTTTTGCCACCTGACGGAACGTCATTGAGCCGCTGGCCATTACGTAACGATCCAAGAATGCAACCTTTGACGCGGCTTCAGTCAGTTGGAGCTGCAGGCGCTCTTTCTGCTCTTCAATTTCGGCGGCTAAACGGAGTGCTTCAGCGAATGACTGGGGGATTTGAACAGGTTGGGAACTCTCAAGCTCCTGCCAGCGGTTTACAAGGCGGGCTGTGAACTCAGGAGAAAGCTGTGCAACAACGATGATGCTGTCGCGCTTGCCTTTTTCACCTGTGAAAACATAGACCTCACGCGGAACAGTAAGCTGTAAGTTGTTGATTTCCTCGATAACCTCAATTTGAGGAGAGGTAATAACACCATTTTGAATGAGCGTTGCATTAGTGCGGCGAACGTTGTCATGCCGCTTATCGACCATACGGGCGATCTCAGCGCTGTTAATGACGGGAATGACATTAAAAGGACGTGATGGCACTAAGCCACCAGAAATCTGGTTATGCATATTTGTCTCTCCACACACTGGAAACAATATTTTTAAACGGCCCCGCCCCATCATCTGCAAATGAATGGGACCAACCTTTTCCAAAGATATCTATAATATGACTTTGGTGTTCTTACTATAATCCCTATTCTTATTTATTTCACAGCAACTTTTGCAACATCCCTCTCTTGTTTCACCTGATTAACATTGATGCTAATAAAAGCGGCTAATCAAAATTGACTAATAATATGGAAAGGTAAATTCGCTTTTGACAGATAGATTTTACCCATACCAGCCATACTTTTAGAAAAGCTAATTAAACATCAAGAATGGACGACCACATCCTTTGACCACCGCGTTCTAAATACTAATATTCAACACGCATTCCGAATTTAAAAAGGCATTTTAGCAATGCCTTTCCAATGTATTACTTCCTAGTAAGGCCGCATTAAATAGGATGGCTTACTTTCAATCACCACCTCAATCTTTTGTGAATTCTTGCTATTTTCATCACTGCTTAATTTTTGTGTTTTAAAAAGCGATACCGAAATGATAACAGTTGTAACAATTATAAAAAGAAACATAATTATTGACGCAAAAAAGGTAACTCTCTTTGCAAAAATATACGCAGGCTCTCCAGACTTCACAACCTCCCAGTTATCTTTAATGAGCTCGCGAAGCTTATTTTCTAAGTTATGAATTTCGAAATCAATGCTGGCCTTTCCACTTTTTTCATGATCTAAAGCAAAGTTGTTTATAAGAGAATCTATCTCTATCATTTTATTGCTTACGATGCTTTCAATACTATTTTTGTCCTCCAATTTATTAGGGTTAAGTCTTATCCTTATTTTTGAAGAAAGCTCTTTGATTTCTGACTTTAATTCCACAATCATGAGCATGTGTTTATATTGATCTTGCACAATTTCAGCGAAAGCAATCACCGAATCATTTTTACTCATGAACGCGGCTGACACGACTGAAAGGTGGTTTAGTTTCGCGATTAATTTCGATGATTCATCTCTCAACTCATTAGCCCATTCCTGCCTAAATTCAGAGATTTTATTTTCTTTATTATACACTGCCGAAACATATGCAGAAAGACATGATATTAAAGCTATGGATAAGCTGCCTGACAAAATGTATATGCTGGGAGGTATTCCTGAAATGTCCATTTCTTTCCTTAAAATTTTCATTTCCGCCACTCGCGCTGAATGACGGACATGGAATTTGAAAAATTAAACTATCTTTCTTGATTTATCCAATTCGCCATAAAGCTCGCTTTGATTCTCCGTTTTTTCCGGCGTGTTTTGGAAGATGAAAGCTAATGCGCTATCAACTTCTGCAACTGACCTTCTTGCATCAGAATCACTACCTGATTTAATGGCGTCATCAATACTATCTATTGATGATTTTAATTTTAACAGCACATTGCTGTTTTTTGGATCTTTACTTGTAACATCAATTTCATTTTGGATTAATGCCTTGACCTTAGATAAAGCTTCATTTCTATCTGATGTGGAAATTATTCTTCCAGAGTAATTATTGCATATACACTCTTTATTATTGCATGAAGGGCAACCATTTATATAATAATTGTCAACTGCTTCACCCAAATCTTTATCCTTAAAAATTATGCCCCATAAAGATAACATCCAAGCAAGAATGTCGGCTAACTCATCATTAATATTGTTTTTGTTGTAAAACTTATCTTCATGAAGTTTTGTATAAGCCTCGTGTAATTCACCCAACTCCTCAAAAAGTCGTGATGAATGATAAAAGCCACCAAATATGTTATAAATATTCTTATTTGAAGGGTATATTTTATTTATCATTTCAGGTGCGTATATTGTGGGTGTTCCAAAATGGTAAAGCGAATTTTTCTTTTGAAATAATTCTTCTTTAATCGCTCTAGCATTGGATGTAAACTCGGGCTTCCTATGAGTTTGCGAGCAAATGCATGGAGAGCTTATGCAATAAGGACATATTGTTGGAAACTTGCTGAAGAATGACAATTCAAGGTCTATTTCAAGCTTTTGGCTGATGGCCATCAACCAAGATAATGACTCAATATATACATTAATTACTTTTGATTTATCACCGCCATCAGTTCGCACAATCTCCCTTGTAAGATACGCTGTTTTTCTTGTTAAGAATGAATACATATATTCAAAGCTTAATTCTTTATTCTTCGCACCATAAATGGTGGAAATTACACCATTTGCCTTTGCCACTGTAAACATTTTTTTCGCGCCTTTTCTATGTGTAATTAAGTATAAAATAATACTTAAGATCTTTTAACGCAAGATTAACTGTGTTCATAAGCCTTTTACTAGAGGGGGCACGCTAGCGTTTGTCAGATAAGAACAGCAGTTAACTCACTTCTAAGTTCACTGTAATTGGCAAAATTTATAGTTTTAGCTAAGCAAATACGGCGGCAAATGCATTAGCTGAAACAGCGCCCGGAGGCGCTGCTCATTACTCCCGACCTAATGTTACTTCAGTACATGTTTACGCATGGCGGGAACGGTAGAGTTAACTTCATGCAGTTTCCCTGATACCTGAGATGGCCATTTGACCGACTACCTCCCGCACCGCCTGACACAACATGCGAATGTTTGACCAGCAATCACGGTTAGTCTGCTCCACCAACGCGATAAACTCCTGAACCGTGCATGGCTTCTCCTGGCGAACTTCAATCAGCACTGCTGAAAAGCGCTGCAATTGCTCGATTGCCAGCTCTGGATCATCGTACTGCTCTGACACCCATAGCTTCAGTTCAAGATCGTCATGACGCTCTTTGATTAGGCGCACCGCTTTAGCAATGGTCTCTGCCGGAACGGTCACACAGGTAGGGTTCTCAACGGAGTCCGCCGCCCAGGTATGCGCATACTTTGATTCGCTGTAGGTGTACTCAGCTTTCATTTTGAACGCGGCAATAACGCACGCCCACGCTTCTACACCGCTTTGCTCAAGGATTTCGTGCTTCAGCAAAGGCAGGTCATCACCGTTCTCTGCCTTAACTGGTGCCGGTTGTTCGCTTACCGATTGACTCATGCCGTAGTGCTCTTTGGCGATCAGGATAATATCCATCAGCTCAGCCGCCTGCAGGTCAGATTCAAACGTCAGCGTAATACGTGCGCCCTCATCGCTCTGCTCTGTCTGAGAATGTTTAGCAATCAGTTCTGCAAGCTTGCGTGCCTGAGCAGCACTAAACTGAGGCATGGCATCGGTCTTGGTCAGCTTCTTCTTACCTGCCGCTTTCGCCTTCTGCATCTGCTCCTGTGCTACTGATGATGCTTTCACGCCATGCTCACGCTGCAGGGCTACTGCTGTGGTTGCGGCCACTTCGCCGGACTTCACCATCTCAATCAGAGGTTCGCCAACTGTCAGCAGCTGCAGGTGCTGTTCAACGTCGGTGATCGAGCGTTTCACCTTGGCTGCAATTTCCGCTGGCTCTAATCCCTGATTAACGAGGCGCTGATAGGCTGCTGCCCGCTCCAGCGGCAACAGGGCACGTCCCTGGCTGCTGGTGACCATGAATGCCACACTGTCGGCCTCACTGCCCACGAAGTCCTTACACTCCAGGCGCAGCGTATAGCCCGCTTCCTGAGCTAGCTTCGCACCGTAATAGCGGTGATGGCCATCGATGATCTTAATGCCCTTCTCGGTGACCTTAACAGCCAGCGGAGGCACATGTTCACCAGCGATAAAGGCATCGCGGAACTCCTCGACATGGGTCTGATCGATATCACGAATGTTGTAATTAGTTTCAACATACAGCTCATCAACGCCCAGCAGGTAGGTTTTGCGGGTGGTGATGTCGGTATCGCTATTTTTCTTGTCATCGTAAATGCGCGCTAATGTGCTCATGCTGTGGTCAGCTCCCATGTCAGGACAATAATCAGGGCGGCAATCATCACCGCTGCGGTGCGGATGGCCTGGTAGAAAATCTCATTGCGTTGGTAGTGGCTCTTCAGGTGCGCTTTCATTGGCCATCCTCACTCAGGAAGCTTTCGCCAATACGGCCTGTATCAAGGCCGCCATAGCTGCCACAGTTAAGTGAGCCTCTTGCGGCACAGCGGTCGCAGTTCTCTTTGGCTTCATTGCGGGATGCATCGAACCGGGCCACCAGCATCGCTTCACGCCACACCTGTGCAGCACGCAGCCAGAACCCTTTAGCCTCCAGTTCGGTAGCCTGCTTCGCCAGCTGGCGATGCTTATCGCTCTCTTCTGGCACCGGAGCGGTGTTGATCGAATAACTCCAGTCGCTGGCACGCTTGAGAGTCCCTCTGGTGAAAAGCGGTTTGATAAAGCGCTTCACTGAGGTCTCATGCAGGCCGGTAAGCTTGCAGAGTTCGCGCACCTTCAGCGGGCCATTGCGGTTAATCAGTTCAAGAATTTTTGATTCGTGGTTAATCATCGCTCTATCCCCTTATGCGCCGCGAAAGCCGTTAGGAATTTCATAGTCCATTGATGAGATAGCCATCACATCACGCTGCCACTTACCGTTGATGCACTTAGGCCGCCCCGCTTTATCCCACTTCTGCGCGGAACTCAGATAGCCGGGGAACTTACCCGGACGGAAAATTGTTTCCGGTCGGACGTACTCACACATTTTTGGGTCTTCAGCCCACTTCGCGATTGAGTAATCCACAGTGAGGATCAGTTCATCAGCAGTGAAATCTTCAGCCAGGCGACCGCGAATAGGTGCCAGTGAGGATTTTGATTTCTGAAAGCGCATGCCTGCTGCGCGGTTCAGATGCTCCAGCACGCTAAAAGCAGCCTGATTTGCATCAGGGGCATGGTCGGGTTGCCCCGCAACCTGACAAGAAGGGGTTGATGTAATCTCTGTAGTATTCTCTGTTGTATTCTCTGTAAGACGAGGGCAATTTGCCCCGATGGATGAGGGCATGTTGCCCTTATCGATTGGTGCAGGTTGCTCTACTCGATTGGTGCAAGTTGCATCCTTCGATGAGTGCAATTTGCCCTCATCGGTCAATAAAGGGTTTGCGTGGTTAATTGCGTAATAATTAGTCCGATCATGCTGAGATTTTTTCAGCTGCTCGACAAAAATTAAATCGTGCTTTTTGAGAGAGGTCAGAGCGCGTTTAACCGTGTCTGACGACCAGAACGGGAACTGATTAGTCCACTCTTCGATAGTGTTATAAACCCAGCGTTTGCCGTCATATTCGACGCCGGATGTAGTGTCTTCCAGCCAATAACAAATCTGCTGCAGCACAATTGCCTCATTCAGACCAATGCGCTGCGCAAGCTCAGGGCTTATCACCAACGGTTTAACTTTCAGAAGTAGGCTCATGAATTACTTCGACCTCCCTGAAATACTGCTTGAACCGTTCGAGAGAACTGAAGCACTCGCCATGTTCGTAGTTGTCGCGCAGGTAGATAACCCTGTCGTTCTCTGGCTCCCAGCGAATGACCCGCACAGGGATGCCGCGCTTATCTCGGAAGATGCGGTCAAGTTCTCGCATTTGGTCGCCTTCATTCGCTGGTTAGCATCGCCCACAGCCCAGTCAACAAAGCTGTGGTTAACTTCCTCTGCGCCGCCTGGTACATTAAGCACATACCGCAGCGGCTCACTGCTGAAGCGGCCACCAGCTGACGGGAGGCAACGGAATTGCGGTAACCCTGATAATCTGGTTAAATTGATCACGCGATTAGTTCTCCACACACGTTGATTTAGTCGCATCGAACGCCGCGGGCTGCAATCCTGCGGCGTTCACCTTTTCTGGCGGGCAAAACACGCGATACAGCAGCGTCAGATGCTCCTGCCACTTAGCCATAACCTGATAGCTGTTCTCTTCAATCTGCTCACGCTCCGTCGCATCAATCACACCGTCAGCTGTTGCTTTGCGAATGTAGGCAGAGTGCTTGCCAATCCACTCAACTGACTCCATCAGTCGCTGATTGATATCCGCGTTATCAACATCCTCAATGTCCACCAGCGGGACGTTGACACTGTTTGACTGACGGGACACCGCGTTAGCGATGTGCTTGGTGCCGCTTGCCTGTTGCAGGACCATCGCCCAACCCAATGGGAAAATCTGATCGCCATTAGTACGGAGGCGGTTGAACAGCGCATCCTCTGTAACGCCCAGCCATTCGGCAGCTTCTGAATACCCACCGGGAAGACATGAAATAGTCTTTTTAATTGCTGCCACCAGCCAGGCTGGTTGCTTTTCTACTTGCCAGTGCTTCTGATCCACGGTTGACCTCTGCTTTCTGTGGTTATCTTTACGAAGCGTTTGAAGTAGGCTTGTCGTAAAGGGACGGTTTAAATTTGAGTTTGCCTTTCGTGCGGAAGGCAGCTTCGGCGGCACGGCCTTTTGGAATTAAACCG